AGGGAAGGGCTGCGCCGGCGGACAGGCCGATGGGAAGATGCTGGAGAAGCTCAAGCTGCTGGCCTTTCGCGCGGGGCTGAACTGCGGCCGCTGCGCGACGACGCATCGCAGGAAGGCAGTGACGTGCGCGACGGCGCCGGTGTGCGGCGAGTTCGGGCTGCACAAATTCAGGCACACGTACGCGACGACATTGCTGCGCGACGGCGTGGACATCGTGAGCCTGCAAAAGCTGCTGGGCCACGCCGACATTGAGAGCACCATGAAGTATCTGCGCGCGCTCGCGCCCGAGGACCTGCTGAAGAAGATCAATCGGACGTCTCTGGCGAAGAGGTTTGTGGAAGGGGCAAAGCGACATCCTCGCCCTGGAGCAGGCGGTGCGCGGTCACGGTGACCTCGTCGAGCCCGCGGCCCGTCGACGCGCAGAACGCCTCCAGCCGCGCATAGATGGCGGCCTCGACCTTTTGCAGCCGTCGCGCGCGCGAACGGTCGCCGCAAGCCGAGGCCATCGCCATCGCGTCCGCGATGCGGCAGAGCTTGCGGTGCTGGCGCAGGTAAGTGAGGTCCTCATCCTCCGTTTGCTGTAGCGCCGTGCGCTGCACCGGCGCCGGCGGGTCGCAGAAGCGGCGCTCGAAGTCCGCTTCCGCGGCGGCGTGCGCGAGCAGCAGCATCTTGGCCCAGAAATCATCGAGCGTGGTGTAGTCCATCTCCAGCTTGCCGCGTTTGAGCCAGATCAGATGAGTCTTGAGGGACTGGAGCTCCACGCGCGCGCCGTCCCTGGGGACGAAGACTCGCAGCTTGCGGCGCGAGGGCCGCGGTGGGTCTTTGCGGAGCTGCTGCAGGTGGGCAGAAAGGTCCTCCGCATCCATGGCGGAGTTGAGCCAGGCGAGCAGATGCTCGCGCTCCACGACCGCGGCGTTGCCCTGCGCGGTGCGCGGCATCAGCTGCACGAGCTTCTTCATCGTCTCGCGGCCTACGTGGAAGAGGCTGGCCAGGTCGCCGGCGCTGTAGGGAGTGCGCGCCGACTCGCTTACCTGCCGGTGCATCTCGGGAAGCCGTCGCTGCCAGGTGCGTGGTCTGGGCATGGGAAAAGGACCCCAAGTGGTGGTTGCTGTGGACGTTGCCGGACGGCGAAAGGGAGGGGGATAAATACCCGATCGGGTATTTATCGTTTTCGGCGGCGCGAGCGGCGACTGTTAATTATTGGGTAACAGTTCCCATAACGCTAATTATCGGTCGTTGAATTTCGACCCTCTGGAGGCGGCTTTGGAGGGTTTTTCAAGATGGCCCGAATCGGCTCAAAATCGACTCCGGAGCGTGTAACTCGACGTGCGACAGATGCTTCAAGCTAACGATGAAGTTCGCGCGGGCGACCCCTCTCTTGGATGATGGTCAGATCGGCGGCGCACTGGTCCCTACTTCGCGCGCAGGACGCTGTGGATGCGGAGCAGGAGGCATCCAGGATCTTCTGGCGTGCCTGCACGTTTTGCAGCAAGGCTCTGGTGCCGGCTATCTGGCGCCGCTGCCAGTGCAGGACATATTGCGTAAATACAACGGAATCGAGCACAACAAATGCCAATAGGAAGAAGATTAACCGCGAGACCAGGATCGGCTTCCGCAACCAGTTCCACGCACGACTCATAGGGACTCCTTCAACGAATGGCTGACGCGACGCTGGGGCTACTTGGTAGGGCAGACGCTTTCAGCCCACGCGGCGCCTTCAGCTTTAGTCTTGAAGATGCGGGTGTCGGTGTGTGTCGATACCCTCTCACCGCTGCCGCTGGGATCGGGGCCTGAGCCGGTTGGATGATCAACCTCCCATTCATTGCCTCCGCCATAAAGATTCGCGCACAAGCCGTGGAACGTAGTGGGGTGGCGTTCGCGCCAATAGGTGTACTCGCCGCCATCGACCTCAACACGGTAATAGGCCGCTCGCGCGCACCCCATCAGGGACAGAAGCAAAACTCCGAGCATTAATTTACTAATGTGACTCACGCGGCCCTCCGTGATCTGCCGCGCCTCGGCTTGCCGGCCGGCGATGTCAGGGTCCAGCTCCGCGGGTGAAACTTGCGATGAGTCTCCTGGAGGTGTCTGATCGCGACGTGGGTGTAGAGCTGCGTCGTCGAGATGTCCGCATGCCCCAGGATGGTCTGCACGCTGCGCAGGTCGGCGCCGCCTTCGACCATATGCGTAGCGCAGCTGTGGCGGATGCGGTGCGGCCCCTCGCCGGTCTGCGCGCGCACTAGCTGGTAGACCCAGCGGCGCGTCAGTGCCCTGCCCCGCGCGCTGAGGAAGACGGCGCGCTGGAGATCCCCACGGCCGCCGCGTACGAACTGCGATCGCCCGCGGTCCAGGTATTCGGTGAGCGCGTCGACGGCGCGGCGGCCGAGCGGAACGATGCGCTCCTTGTCGCCCTTGCCGCGGACCTGGGCGCGGCCCTCGTCGAGCTGGAGATCTTCGACACGCAGGCCACAGAGCTCGGAGACGCGCAGGCCGGCGGCGTACAGCAGCTCGAGCATGGCGGCGTCGCGCAGCGCGAACTTCGCCGCGCCGGCGCGGTCATCGCAGGCGACGGCCGAGGCCTGCAGGTTGTCGAGGATTTCGGAGATCTGCGCGGCGGCAGTGGCGTGCGGCAGCGTGATCGACGACGTCGGCTGCTCGACCAGCAGCGTGGGATCGTGGGCGATGCGCTTGTCTTTCAGCAGCCAGAGGTAGAAGCCGCGCAGCGCGCTGAGCTTGCGCGAGACCGACCGCGAGACCACGCCGTTGCCGCGCAGCTCGCCCAGGAACGCGGAGACTGCCTCGCGCGAGGCGTTGGCCAGCACCGCGCCATGCTTCGATGCGAACTCGGAGAACTGTTCCAGGTCGGTGCGATAGGCGGCGACGGAGTTCGGCCGCAGCCCGCGCTCGATGGTGAGGTGCGCGGAGTACTCGCGGAGGAGATCCATGTCGCTCACGCCAGCGCCTCCGCGATCGCCTCGGTGCTGGACTTGAAGGTCAACGAGATCGCCGATTCAAACGCCAGGTCGGTGGCCACCTGGAGGCCGCGCTTCATTCGCGCGATCGCATCTTCGCGGCTGTCGCACTTAATAATCTGCCGCTCGCGTTGCTTCCCCTTCAGGGTCGAGCTCAGGGTGACCACCCAAACGCCGTCCGGCCCTTCTTCCGCCTTTATGTGGATCTTTGCGTCCATGGTTGAGCTCCTGTTCGGCGCCCGGCGTTCACCTCGCCTTGGCGACCTTTTTGAGAATGGGGTTGTGGTGGCAAAGCCAGTAGTCGATGGTGGCGGGGTCAAAGCAGATCTTCTCACTGCCCGGGATGATGAGCCGCGGAATCTTCTCCGCATGAACCATGCGGTAGATGACATCATCGGAGTGACCGAGCACGTCGGCCAACTCGGGGACAGACATTGGGCGACGGAAGGCGCGCAGCCGGTCGACGATGCTGAGTGGGGCACCACCGCTGGCTTGGCGCATCATCTCCGCTGTGTCGCCCGGCTTCGCGCGAGGCTCGCGAGGGCGTGGACGCGTCATGGAAGCGGCGGCCATCAGTTGGGGCTCCCTGTGGCGTGGCGCCAGTCATCGACGCCGGCGCGGCCGTTCGGCTTCTTGTAGGGCAGCTCGCCGCGCGCGATACGCTGCTCGATCAGGTGCTGGATCTCGCGCATGTAGATGGTGACCTCATCCTCGGGCGCCACGATCTTGGCGATGACGGCAGTGCGCGCCACGCTCAACGCCTTGTGGTGGTCGTACATCCCGGCGAGGTAGAGATCGATTTCATCGAGCGGCATCAGCGGACCTCCTGCGCGAAAATAAAGTGTCCAGAATAGTTGACAGCTACACAGGTGTCCCGTATAGTGGACACATGGTTGAGTTGGTCGCAAGCGCCGAGTTTACGAAGTGGACCGGCAAGTTGCGTGACCTGGAAGCGAAGAAGCGGATAGCCGCCCGTCTTGGTCGGGTTGCGGCGGGAAACTTCGGCGATGTGAAGCCGGTCGGTTCCGGCATCTCTGAGCTGCGCATCCCCTACGGCCCCGGCTATCGCGTGTACCTGATGCAGCGCGGAGCGGAGATTGTGATTCTGCTGTGCGGCGGCGATAAATCGACCCAACAGAAAGACATCGAACGGGCGAAGGAAATCGCCCTCGATTTCAAGGAGTGACCTATGCCAACCAAAAAGAAGAAGATGACCTTTCGCCGCTTCGATGTGGCTGAGATGCTCGACAGCCCGGAGATGATCGCTGGTTTTCTCAGCGTCTCCATTGAAGAGGCACAGGGCGACCAGGCCCTGATCCTGAACGTGCTGAACACCGCGGCGCGAGCCCAGAACAGAAACATGACGCAGCTCGCCAAAGATAGCGGGATGACGCGGAGCGGACTTTATGCGGCGCTCGCCGGCGAACGGAACCCGAGCTTTGGAACGGTGCTTCGATTGCTCGGAGCGATGGACATGACTGTGACCGTGACGCCGGCAAAACGAGGCAACGTTCGCAAGCGCGTCGCCGTCGCGGCCTGAGCGCCTGGGTGCCTGGGTGCCCAGGCACCCGGCCGCGTGAATCCCACCGGACATGACGAAGGCGCCGCAACGTGTACGATGGCGCGCATGAGAAATATCTGGGCCCTGGTCGTCATCCTTGCGGCTACGTCCGCGTCTGCTCAAACTGCGACCGTACCCGACGAAGCCGCGCGCACCATCACTGAGTGCGGCGCTCCCGTCAGCGACCAGCTCGTGCCCGATGTCGGCATGATTGGCCATCGCAACCGGACCCTGACCTACAGGAACTTCACCGCCGTCTATGAGCAGCGTTCCGGGCCGTGGTTTCTGGTGCGGGGAAGTTATAAGGGACGGCCAAAGGCCACGCGCGAGGACTTCATCATCGAAGTGCCGTGCATCGGCAACGCGATGACGACCGCGCCGGCTGCTGGTACCGGGCTGACATCCACGCCTGCGCCGACACCCAGCAGTGGCGACGGGAGCGGCGCCGCGCTTTTGCTGGCAGTCATCCTGGGCTTCTACTTCCTGCCGTGCATCGTGGCTGCCTACCGTAAGGTCCACTCCTCTGCCGGCATCGGCTTGGTCAACCTGCTGCTGGGCTGGACGCTGATCGGCTGGGTCGTTGCCCTCGTCTGGGCATGCAGCGCCGAGACCGAGGCGCAGGTCAAAGCCCACGTCGTGGATTACGACCAGATGGCGGCCGCGATGCTTCGCGCACAGCAGCATGCCGCAACCGTGGTCGCTGCCCCGCTGCCCACACAAAGTCGGGTGATCTCCGGACCTGGACCGATGCTTGATGCTGGGCGCGCTGTGGGCAGCCTGTTCCACCGCAAGAGCTGAACGCCTGAGCGCCTGAGCGCCCGGGTGCCTGGGTGCCTGGGTGCCCAGGCACCCAGACGCGCTGTGATTCGCCCTCACGCTGCGAGCTCTTCCTGCCGGCGCACCCTCCCCACCGGCTTTATGAGTGCGACGTGATAGTCCTCAGGAAATAGAATCTGGTCGCGCGTGACGGCATTGCCGAAGTACTTGGCAATTTTGTTTGCGACGGCCGGACTAGCCTTGGTCTCCCGGATCTCAATGCGGCGATAGTGACTCGGCGTTATGTCGAGCGCTATGGCCACTTGCCGCGAGGTCAGTTTCAAACTCTCGCGATGAGCTCTCAGTGGCGTAATCATATGAACATCCTCCTTCATGGTTTATCGCACCATCATAATGGTGTGTCAAGCCCTAAAACTCCGTGGCTTATTAGACCATTTATGCGTCAAAATTGAGCATGGATATCGTTGGAGCCAACATTCGCAGCCTAAGACGTGCGAGGGGCTATCTACAAAAAGAGCTGGCCGACCTTGCCAAAATGGACCCCAGCAACCTCTCCAAATTGGAGCGCGGCGATTACACATGGACGAGAGACAACCTGGAGCGCATCGCGAAAGCGCTCGGCGTTCCGGTGGCCTCCTTTTTCGAGGTCCAACCGAAGACGCCAGCCTCCGGCGCCTTGTCGCCGGGCTCGCCCCCCTCGTCGAAGCGTGATCCATTGCCCCTGCTGATCAATATGGACTCCAAGCTGGATCTCATTCTCAACAGCATTAAATGCGGGGCGGCGCAGTGAGCGACCCACGGATGAGTGTCGCGATCACGGGCTTGACCCAGGCAGACCGTGGGCTGCTCGGCGAAATGATCAACGGCGTGAGCAACGCGAAGTATGTAGCCAATCCTCGCGTGCCGTCCCATTACATCGTCGCGAACGATCCGCTCTCATCGAAGGTGCTTCGATTTGAGGGGGGAGGCTCTCTCGTCATCACCGAAGACGAACTGCTCGAATACATCCACGCAGGCACGTTCCCGGCTCACGATCTGGCGCGCCCGCTTTCCCCGAACCGGCTCAAAGTGACCTGGGCGGAGTTCTACCGGCCGCCGAGGGCGTGCCAACTCGAATATCACAACGTCGATGGGGATCTATACACTGGCCTCGTGCATGTCGTGCGGCGCGGCACCGGCAACAATGGCCACGAATATATCGGGGCTTATGAGGGTGCGACCTTCAAAACCTACCGTACAGACCGCATCCTAACTGCTAGCTACCTGAGCGACGCAGTTCCAGAAAAACCGTAGAAACCCGATGAAAGGCCCACCCTTGACTACCCCACCCTAGGGAATGGCTTGACACACCACGCTGAAGGTGTAATAAACCATCTAGCTCATCAGTGGGCAGCCTGTGAACCCCATGCCCGACGCCGCTCCCCAACTCGCGCTGCTCCGTGACCGCCTCACGTGGCTCCGGCTTTGCCACGCTGAGCCGGCTGCGTGTATGAACTGCCTGCACACCATTGCGGAGTTCCTGGCCGGAGAGATGGACCATGACCTGCAAACCGCGCTCAACAAGTCCACCGAGAGCTACCAGGCAGAGCTGGGAGCCAACCGCTGCACGCTGGAGCAGGCGCGCGTTCTGCGCTTCCTGACCTGCTCGGCGTGCATCGCGCCTACGGCAGAAAATTATTTCGTCGCCGACGACGACCCAATGAACATAGCAAAGCACGTAGACCGGAGTAGAGCTTGAGTGTATCGATCATGGGCGCGGTGATGGACCGTGGGCCGGCTAAAGGTTCAATGAGATCTCTTCTGCTGGCGATCGCCAACAGCGCCGACGACTTCGGGTTCGCCTGCCCCGGCATCGAGCTGCTGGCCAAGTCCTGCTGCTGGGACGAGCGCACCGTCATCCGCAACAGCGGACGCCTGGAGGCCGAGGGCTGGATGCGCGTGGAGCGTAAGGTCCTGGGCGGCCGCGGGAATGTGTACTTCATCGACATTCAGAAGCTCGGGGTCATCCCGACCTCAACGGCGCGGCACAGCCCCATGTGGGCGGACATGCAGCGGCTGATGCGCGCGCTGAACACAGGTGACAAACTGTACCAAAGAGGCGGCCGCCTGAAGTTCGAAAAACCCGCCGATGGTGCGGGTGAAGTGGTCACCGGCGACCTCTTCGGCGACGAAAACACAGGTGACATTTTGTCACCTGAGTTTGGGCGCGCTGAGCCCCAAAATGGGGGCACAATCGACCGGATTGCCGCCATTGCCTCAGTTACGGGCGATTTAGGGGCTGAAACCGCCTCAGAAGATGGAAACTCAGGTGACAAAATGTCACCTGACAACCCACACCAGTGTCACCTGACAGGTGACATTTTAAGCTCGCCCTTTAAGTACTTAACCGTTACTGAACCGTTACACAACCGTAAGACCCCCCAACCCCCCGCAAGCGGGGGGAGCGGGTTGGAACTTTCCGACCAGGTCTCGGCTCAAGGCGTCGAGCTGGTGCTGCCCCACCCCGACGCTCAACCCGGCGACGCCGACTTCGCGCTGAACGTGGGGCTGGCGTCGCGCTGGGTGCTGCGGCGGTGCGGGATCTCGAACTCGCGGATGGAAAAGCACGTCACCGCGGCGCTGACCCTGCGCATGAAGTCCACCGGCGAGGACCTGCCGGCCGTCGCCCAACTCGCCGCCGCGAACAACGCGGCCTACACCGCTGCCTTCGCTGCCGGCGATATGCGCTTTGGGCCGTGGAGCGTCCCTGCGTTCTTCGGCCAGGGGCACTGGACCAGCAGCGCGACGTGGCCGTGGGTCGACGCAGCGCGGCGATCGCCTTCCGTTGCGCGATACGATGACAGCCCCGAAGCCGAGGCGTTCCGCGCCGCGGCTGAAGCCGCCGCGAATGAACGGCGTGCCGCGTGGACCGAGAGCAACGCCGACCAGATCGCTGCGCTCGACGTGCCGGAGGAGGCGAAGGCCGCACTCTCCACCGTGGTCACATCGCTGCGCGCCGTTGCCGGCAGCCTGCGCGATGGCGAGGCGCTCGACGTCGCAGATCAGCGGCTGTGTGAGCTCGAGGCCGCGATGCTCGATGCGCTGGTGGCGCATGTGCCGGCAGCGAAGGCCGCGAACGATGAGATCGACGCCAGGGCGTCGCAGCTCCCGCTGAACCTCACCCGCGCGCAGTTCGCCGCGCAACTCGTCCCGATGCGGCGCAAGAAGATCTGCGACGCCGTCGACGCGCCCTACCTGTCGCTGTTCCACATGCCGGACTTTTCTTCGACCGCCTGAGCGCCTGAGCGCCTGGGCACCCAGGCACCCAGGCACCCATTCCCTGTATCGATCGCTGGAGGCAAGACGTGGAAAAACTGACCATCGGCACCACCGGAAGTCATCGCAAGCCGTTCACTCTGCCTCTGAGTCTCGTGACGTACACGCAGGCCATCCTCGCGCGCAAGCGTTCCGGCAAGAGCTACACCGGTTCCGTAGAGGCCGAGGAGATGCTCAAGGCCAAGCAGCAGATCGCGGTGATCGATCCGACCTCGGCGTGGTGGGGACTGCGCTCCAGCGCCGACGGCAGGTCGGCCGGCTTCGACATCATCGTCTTCGGCGGGGACCACGCCGACGCGCCGCTGGACTACCGCGCGGGCAAGGCGATGGCTACCGCGCTAGTCGAGCATGGCTTCTCCGCCATCTTCGACATCGGCAACTTCCACACCGAGGAGCAGGTGCAGTTCGTCATGGACCTGTGCAGCGAGCTGCTCCGCATCAACCGCAACGCCATGCACCTGTTCATGGACGAGGCCGACACCTTCGCTCCCCAGCGCGGCAGCAAGCTCCAGATCAAATGCCTGGGTGCCGTCAGTCGTCTGGTGAAGCAGGGCGGCATCAAGGGCGTGGGCTTCACGATGATAAGCCAGCGTTCCGCATCGCTCAGTTGGGACGTGCTGAGCCAGGTGGACATCCTCACCGTGCTGCGCATGAGCGCGCCCCACGATCTCCGGCCGGTGCAGAACTGGCTCCAGAGCGAGACGACGAAAGAGTTCGCCGCCCAGGTCTACGCCGAGCAGCCATCGCTGCCGGTGGGCGTGGCGTTCGTTGCCTCAGCGCCGCTCGGCATCGCGCAGCGCGTGGAGATACGCAAGCGCGAGACGTTCAACTCCGGAGCTACTCCGAAGCCGGGAGAGCGGGCCATCGTCCCGAAGATCCTCGCGCAGATCGACATTGCGAAGCTGGGCCAGAAGATCGCAGACAGCGTGAAGCGCGCGCGCGAAGAGTCGCCGGAGTTCCTCAAGCAGCGCATCGCAGCACTCGAAAAAGAAGTCGCCAAAGGAGGCAAGCCCAGCATGGAGCTCCAAAAGCACATCAAGGACCTGGAGGAGAAGGCCGCGCTCTACGACCAGGCGAAGGTTGATCTAGAAGCCGCGCAGCAGCAGGCCGAGAGCGTGAAAGCTAAACTGACCTCGGTCGGCAACATTCTAGGTTCGATGAAGGAGCTGTGCGATCGCGGCCTCGCTGCGCTCGCGACCGAGGGTGTGGTCAAGCCGGTCCCGTCAAAGCAGCCACCGACCAGGTATCTCGCTACGCCCATTGCCCCGATCGTCCAGCCCGTCCATGCGGCACCTGTCCCGCGCCGCGCGCCATCCGCGCCACCGCCCGTCGACGGCGAGCTAAAGCTCCGCGGCAAGAGCATGGCGATGCTTGCGGCCTGCGTCGGCATGTATCCGGCTGGGCTGACCCCAGCACAGGTCGCCATGCAGGCCGGCATGAAGCGCAGCAGTGGGACGTTTGACGACTACAAATCTCTCCTCAAGAGATCTGGCTGCGTCCAGTTCGTCGACGGGCTCTGGTATGCGACCGAGGAAGGTCTGCGTCGCCTCGACACTACGGCGCCCTCTCCCCCCACTACCACAGAGGAGGCTCTCGCGCTCTGGATGCCGAAGCTGCGCGGCAAGTCAAAGGTGCTGCTAGAGGTTTTGGTCGCCCAGCGTGGACAACCTCTCGTCTACGAGAAACTCGCCGAACTGGCGGGCATGCAACGCAGCGGAACCTTTGACGACTACCTCAGCCTCCTGCGCTCCGCTGGCCTCATCACTACCGGCGCCGGCACGGCGCGCGCCAACGCGGAGGTTTTGTTTCTATGAGCGTGGGTGCCTGGGCACCCAGGCACCCGCAGTTCCTTTTTCCCGAGCATCAACCCCGAGCACTTAGGAGCCAACATGATCCTGACCGTAGCGAGTTACAAAGGCGGCGTGGGCAAGACCACCACCGCGGTCCACGCGGCCGCCTTCCTCAATCAACTCTCGAAAAACAAGCCGGCGTTGCTGCTGGATGGCGACTCCACGCGCAACGCCACGGCCTGGGCGCAGCGCGCGAAAGCCGGCGCGTTCCCTCTGCGCGTCGAGCCGATCGATATGGCTGCGAAGCTGGCGCGCGAGTATCCGCACATCGTGATCGACACCGGGCAGCGGCCGAGCGCCGCCGATCTCGAAGCCGCGGCCGAGGGTTGCGACCTGCTGGTGATTCCCGCCGTGCCATCCGCTCTCGACACTGACGGGCTGGGGCAGACGGTGCGTGCGTTGCAGCAGCTCAAGATCGACAACTACAAAGTGCTGCTTACGCGCGTGGCTCCGGACGCAGCGCGCCAGGCAGCGGACCTCCGCGAGCTGCTGCGCTCGATCGGCGCACCGGTATTCAAAGCAGAGATCCCACGGCTCAAGGCCTTCGAGAAGGCCGCGGGCGAAGGGCTGATCGTGGACGCCGTCGACGACCGCCAGGCTGAGCGCGCGTGGGCTGCCTACGAAGCCGCCGGGCACGAACTCAAGGCAGGTGCGCGATGAGGAGACTCTTCGTGGTCGAGTATCGCGACTCAAAGCTCCTGACCTGGAGTGCAGTGAAGGGCTTCCTGACTTCAGAGGCGGCCGACGCTTATCAGCGCACGGTCGCCGCTGGTCTGCCGGCGCGCGTGGTGCCCTATGCGCCCGAGGAGATGCTCAAGGTCGCGACGAAGAACGATGTGATGAAGCTATCGGCAGCGAAGGCGGGGGTGCGTCCATGAATCTGGCAAAAGCGTTCGAAGGAATGAAGGCGGTGAAGACTGTGGGTACTCAGGCGTCGGGCACCCGGGCACCTGGGCGCTCAGGCACCCAGGCGCTCAAGCGCCCAGCCGCTGGTCTTCCCTTGCAGGGGACGGCGAAGCGATCGCACCCGGACTTCGCGCCGGTGAAGGTCTACCTGCGCAAGGAGACGCGCCGCGCGGCCGAGCGTAAGTGGGTGGACGCCAACGGCGGCGACTTCTCCGACCTGGTCGAGATGTTGTTGCAGAAGTATGTGGGTGCCTGAGCGCCCGGGAGCCTGGGCACCCAGAGGTTAGGAATGGAGGATCCATGAGCGAAGAAAGCAGAACGAGGTATCACGCCGCGGGCCACGCGATTCAATCGGGTGTGGCTTATGAGATGACCCAGGGCGACGCTGCCGCTGGGACCAGCCCAAAGAGTCTCCGCACCGGCGTCAATCTGTCGAAGTGTGACCAAGCCGCGCTGGTGAGGCTGCTGATGGCGAAGGGCGTGTTCACTCTGGACGAGTATGAGCAGGAGCTCGCGGACGAGGCCGAGCGTGAAGTGCAGCGTTATGAGGACCGCGCGAACGCCCGTATGGAAGCGACGGGCAGTCCGTCCAAGATCACTTTTGGCTGAGCGCCCGGGAGCCTGGGCACCCAGGCACCCAAAGGAGAGAGCGATGGCCGAGCGCTTCACGAAGGGGACGGTCGAGGCGAGTGTGTGGTGTGCCAAGTGCGGGAAGGCCACGCTGCACCGCATCGATAACGGACTCCGCGGGGCATGCCTGGTCTGCCTGAAGAAGCTGGAAGATCTGCCGGCGGTGCCCCCGGCCGCGGTGCAGGAGAATCTGTTTTGAAAAGGAGCCACACGATGACCGATGAAGAGAAGTGCAGGAGCATGGAGATGTTAGCGAGGACGATGGTGACAGCCGTGGTGAATACGCCGGACGCGGTGAATGTCGCGGGATCGATGTGTGGGGACCAGGGGATCTTGCTGACCATCGTCACGGCGCCGGGCGATGTGGGCCAGATGATCGGTAAACAGGGCAGAATGGCTCGGTCCATCCGCACGGTGCTCGGCGCGGCCTGCGGCCGGGAAGGCCTTCACCTCGAGCTGAACCTCGTCGAGTCGGATCGTGACAGGGAAGGGCTCCGGCGATGAGCGACGTCGGTGATGCCGAGTTGGACAAACTAGCCTTCCTGCGCGCGCGGGCCTGGGCGGCACAGAGGCCGTTCGTGCCCTACGACTCGATGTTCCCGCCGGTGATGCCTCTAAGTGAGATTGTCGATGTGGATGCGCGTGGTGTCGCGGAGGAAGATCAGTAGCTCCTGCGACCAGCCTTCAGCGCTTTTAGGCAGGTAGGTGAGGATGGCCTTCGCCATGTGAGGGCACACGAAACCCAGCTGCCCACTCTCATAGCCAAAGCCGCTGCGGATGCGCTTCTCAGGACAGGTGCAGGTGTATTTGTTCAGATCGACCGTCCACGTCTTGTTACTCACCGCTGTCGTCGGCATCTTGAAAACCGCGTTGGGCAGCGGGAATCCTGGTAGTTGCGTCGAGTAAGTCGGCTGCGGCCGGATGCTGGGTTCGTGGCCCTGGGTGAGCTGCTCGACGACACTGACGATGCGGTCCGATCGCAGCGTCTTGAAGATGCCGGCGTGCATCACGCCGAAGTAAATCTTGTGACTGAACTCGCCGATCTTTAGTAGCTCGACCGTGCGGTCACTCATCACGTTGTCGCCATCACGATAGACGATCCGATACCGCTCGCGTGGCTCGACGATGCGCTTCCAGACGATGTTCTCGCTGAGCGAAAGTGGAGCACCTGCAGCTTTGCGCGGCGCCGGCCGCTTGCGACGCCAGTCGGGACGGGAAGGGAAGTTCGCCATCGATGTCTGCCTCGGCGGGAATCGTGGCATCGGAGCGTCGATTTGAGCAAAAACCGCGCACATAAGGACTAGAGTCGAGATATGAGCGCCCCCCTCAGATCGACAGGGGTTGCGCCAGCGCAACGAACAGGTTTGCCGCGACGCCGAGTCCTGATGAACTTCCGGTTACGCCCAGAACAGAAGCAGCAACTGATTGAGCAGGCGCGTTTGCGCAACGACGGACGCCCTGAATCGATGACGCAGGTGGTCGAGCGGCTCATCATCGCCGGAAGTGGCCAGCCGAAACTCTTCACGTAACAAAGTAGCTTTACACGGCACGTTCTGCGGCATTCTGAGTGTCAGAATGGAGTTCGATGTCGGGCCCAAGCGTTCAACTCACCGCAAGCAAGACCAACCGCAGCCTCGTCGCGTCTGCGCCGGCACGCCGGCGTGTGATGCCAGATTCACAGCTCTTATTCTGGCGTCGATTGATAGATAGTGCAGTTGCTGATGCCTGTCAGACGGTGTGTGGCTTGCCCTCCGATGCCGCGATCCTTGCTCGCTGGTGGATTGAAGACTGTAGACCAGACCAGCGCCAGCGCACCGAGTGGGAGCGGTCATTCGAGTGCGCGTGTGGCTGGCTCAAGATGGACGCTGACACTGAACGCATCCGTCTGCTAATCGTGATCGATGCAGCGCTGGAGCAGTCGATGCGTGAGTTCTCACGCGCGACCGTCACCCTTCGGCGTGCGGCTGTGCTTTCGTGCGCTGGTGTGCCCATCGCAATCGCAGGACAGTACGAGATGCCTTTAGTCAGCGCCAAAGACTACGAGCACGTCGCCGGCATCGAGCACGGCGATCCGCCGCGCTGGGCACACAAGCAAGCAGGCTTTGACATGATGACGGCTGCCAACCGATAACCATCACGCCTGCCAGCGCTCGACCTGGGCGAAGGAGGGGCTCAGCGTCCGGGGAGTGTCCATAGGTACTCTCTGGACTTTCCGCCGCGCGGGTAACGCGCCACCGCTCGGCGCGCCTATATAAAGCCCAAAAAGGGCATTTCCGTTTCCATGAGGGTTTCGCAGGTGGCTAAGTCGGGTAAGCACGAGGCGATGGACGCGGAGACGGTGGCCGATCTTCTCGGCGTCTCGACGCGGCAGCTCAATAACTATATCAATCATAAGGGTTTACCGTCGTCTGGCTCCGGCCGGTCGCGGAGCTTCGTGTGGTGCGACGTGCTGGAGTGGTTCGTCGGCTACCGGATCGCGCTCGAGCATGGTGACGGAAATGGCGGAAGTGACGACGGCGATCTTGACGGTGAGAGTTCCGACAGCGGCCGCGGTGGCAAGGAAGACATCCGCGCGGCGAACCTGCGCAAGACCCGCGCCGAGGCCAACCTGAAGGAGCTGCAACTCGGCCGGCTGCGGGGCCAGGTAATCTCGATCCCGGACGCAAAGACGCGGCTGGACCGGATGATGGGCAACCTCCGCGCGAAGCTGCTGAGCCTGGCGCCGAAGCTGGCCAGCCGCATCGAGGGCGAGAAGACGCGGACCACGCGCGAGGCCGTCATCAAGGAGGAGCTCGAGAACCTCTGCCGCGAGATCTCCACTGGCGCCGTCGTCGACCTGCCGGTGGACCAGGCGGAGGGTGCCGGCGACGTCGTCGACGAGCTGGCAGCGTCCGCGGCCGGCCCGATCTACCCACACGTGCTGGGCTATCTCCTCACCATCGCCACCCAGCCGGAGGCGTTGCGGGAGGCCAACGCGCTGGTGCGCGCTGCGCGCGATCTGCGTGACCAGGTCAAGGGGTACTTCCGTGCTCGCGTCTAGCCGCGAGGGCCTCGCAGCGTTTGACCAGGCGCTCTTCGATAGCTGCGCGCTGGTGCGGCCGCCGGAGCGGCTGGACCTCGCCGAGTGGTGCGACAAGTACGCAATGCTCTCGCCGGAAGGGTCCGCGCGCCCCGGCAAATTCCACATCTCCGACGCGGAGTACCAGCGCGAGCCTATGCAGGTCCTCAGCCCCGGCACGCCATTTCAGGAAGTCGTGCTGTGCTGGGCGTCGCAGGTCGGCAAGACGCAGATCGTGCTGTACCTGGCCGGCTATCACATCGAGCACGACCCCGCGCCCATCCTCTTCGTCGAGCCCTCCGAGGATCTCTGCAAGGTCATCTCCAACGACCGTATCGATCCGATGATCCGCGACACGCCCCGGCTCCGGGACATCTTCGCCGCCATGAAGGGCAGAAAGGACACGATGCACAAGCCCTTCCCTGGCGGCCAGCTAGATTTCGCCTGGGCCAGCTCGCCGGCGCAGATGGCCTCTCGGCCGAAGCGCGTCCTCATCACCGACGAGGAAGGCCGCTACGAGGCGGCCGCCAACAAGGAAGGCGACCCGGTCGACCAGGGCAAGAAGCGTCTCGCGACATTCCCCAACCGCAAGCACGCGCGCGTGTCATCGCCGGCGCTGCGGAGGACCTGCCGCATCACCAAAGCGCTCGGCGACTCAGACCAGCGCTACTTCTACGTCGCCTGCCCGCAATGTGGTCACCAGCAGACCCTGCGCTGGGAGCAGGTGAAGTGGCCCGTCGATCATCCGGAGGACGCCTACTATGTCTGCGAGCAGAACGGCTGCGAGATCACCGAGGCCGACAAGTACGCCATGATCCGCAACGGCAAGTGGATCGCGCACAACCCCGGTGCGCGAACGGCCGGCTTCCATCTCAACGCGTTGTACTCGACCATCGGCTACACCTGGGGCGAGATCGCGGCCGAGTTCGTGAAGTGCCAGGGCATCCCTGACAAGCTGCAGGTCTTCACCAACACGGTGCTTGCGCTGCCCTGGGATGAGCAGGCCGAGGGCGCGGACCTGAACGAGTTGCAGAAGCGCGTCGAGGAGTATGACGCGCCGGCGCCGGCGTGGGTCGTCGCGGTGACCTGTGGAGCAGACGTGCAGCCGGACCGCATCGAGGCGACCAGGTGGGGCTGGGGACTGGATGAGGTCTCGGGCGTGATCGAGCACCGCGTCTTCTACGGAGCTACGTCTGACGGCCGCAAGGGCGCGTGGCTGGAGTTCGATGCCTGGCGCCGGATGCGCGTCGAGCATGAGAGCGGCCTCGATCTGCCCACCGCATGCACGTTCGTCGACTCCGGAGACGGCAACCGCACCCAGGCGGTGTATGACTATTGCCGCTGGCGCGAAGGCCAGGGCGTCTTCGCATGCAAGGGCAGCTCGTTGACCGCGGCGCCGCTGGTGAATGAGGCTAAGCGCGTCGGCCGGCAGCGCGTTCTGCTGGTGATGGTCGGCGCGTCGACGGCGAAGGATGTGATCTTCGCGCGGCTCAAGATCGCTGATAGCACCGCGCCGGGCTACATCCACTTCCCGGCGGACCCCGACGCGGGCTGCGGCCGCGAGTTTTTTGAGCATCTCACCGCAGAGGCCTTGGTTACAAGGCAAACTAAAGGTGGGGAGACATCCAAATGGGAACCGATCAGAAAGCGCAACGAGTCACTGGACTGCGCGGTCTACGCCTATGCAGCCCGGCTGTTCATCCGAGTGAAGCTGCAACACCTGGCGCGGCAGATGGCGGCGCGAGCCGCGGCGCTCAAGCCGGAGATAGTCCAGGCGAAGCGCGAAGCCTTCGTGCGGCGGCAGATGGCCGCGGCCGGGCTGCTGTCCTCACCATCACCGGCTTCCTCGGCGGCATCACCCTCGCGGCCTGAGCGGGCACCGCAGCCCACGTCGAAAAAGCGGAAGAAAGTCGTGCGTCGCCCTGGTTTTGGCTGGATTCACGGAAATTCCCGCTGATTTGACCGAATTTCAACCGACCCCCTAGAACCATGCGGTGAGCTCCCCCGCGATCCCGGTCCTGCCGCCGCTCAGCCTGCCGCCGCGGCTCCGCGCCGGCGACGCGCTGAACTGGTCGGTGCAGACGCAGCTCGCCGTCGGCTACAGCGTCTTCTTCGTTCTGACGGCCGTCATCGGCACCACCCCCACACGTATCACGCTGCCCACCGTAGCCGTCGACGCCAATGGCGTGGCCGCCTTCGCGCTGGCCAGCACTGACACCGTGAACTATGCGCCCGGCCGCTACCAGTGGATCGCCTTCTCGGTGGACCCCAGCAGCAACCGCGACGAGCTCGCCCAGGGCGTGATCTACATCCAACCCAACCCCACGGCCAGCACCATCCCCGACCCGCGCAGCATGAACGTGCAGATCCTCGGGCAGATCACCGCGCTCATCGCAGGCAAGGCGCTGGACGATGTGGCGATGTACAAGATCGGCACACGTGAGCTCACGAAGATTCCCATCGACGAGCTGCTGCGCTGGCAGGCGAAGTATGAGGCGCGCGTGCGCCGCGAACGCATCCGCCGCGGCGAGTACGTGCCCCCCAACACCATCGGCATCACCTTCGGCGGCCGGGGGCAGATGCGATGACATTTCTCAAAGACGTGTTGCCCTACGTGGCCGCTTACCTCGCGGCGTCCTGTCTGCTAGATGCCGCTAAGGCCCTGGTGCGCTGGGATCGGCGGCGCGCCCACTGGTGGATGTCGTTCCTTCAGACGCTGGAGGAAAATATCCCGGTGGCGAAGGGCAGTCACCATGTCCTGCGGTTCGCACAATACGGCAGCGATGAGGTCGGCTGGGATGATCGGCTCTGCCTCGAGATCTCGCTCCCGTCTGGGATAGAGCGCTTCTTTGTCGACGATCAAGATCTGCGGGGCAGTGCAGAGGCTGCGGCCGCGCGGATGACAACGTACATCATTCGGTCGCTTGCGGGGACACTCTGATGCCACTCCTCGACCTCAACGGCGCCAAGCCCCTCGAAGGCTACAAGTCTGCTCGCACTTCCAGACACGCCCGCCGCACGCTGGAGAACATCCCCGGCTTGATCCCCGGCAGCGGCGCCGGCGGCTTTGCGGCCGCGAAGATCAACCGGCTCACGATGGACTTCATCGCGCGGTCGCGCTCGGCCGACCAGGACCTCTTCGGCGACAACATCCGGCTGCGTGCCCGCGCCCGCGATCTGGCCGTCAACAATCCGTTCGCGCGCAAGTTCCTGGCGATGTGCGTGCAGAACGTCGTCGGGCCCCACGGCGTGCTGATGCAGGCCAAGATTACCGGCAAGAACGGCAAGGTCACCGCTGAAACCAAGGTCATCAACGAGAAGATTGAGTCCGCCTTCCGCGACTGGTGCGAGACCGGGAGCTGCACCGCCGACGGCAAGTTCAGCTGGGTCGAGTACCAGCAGATGGCGATCAAAAACGTCGCGCGCGAGGGCGAGAACCTGGTGAAGTTCGTCTACTGCCGCGGCTTCAACCCCGTCGGCTTCGCGCTGCAACCGCTGGACAACGACCAGCTCGATGACACGATGATGATCGGCAACATCGACGGCAGCTCGATCCGCATGGGCGTGGAGGTGGACAAGTACCGCAAGCCGCTCGCGTACCACCTGTGGAACGGCCATCCGCAGGACATCGTCGCCAGCGACCGCCGGCGCATGCGCGTGCCGGCGACGGAGATCGTCCACACCGCCGTGTGGGAGCGGCCGGGGCAGACGCGCGGCTACACCTGGTTCGCGGCCGCGATCCTGGCGTTGAACCAGTACGCCGGCTGGGATGAGGCCACGCTGGTCGCTGCGCGCGCGTCGGCGGCGAAGTTCCTGGTCATCGAAAACGAGTTCGAAGACGGCTACACCGGCGAGGATGAGGACGAGGCCGGCGACTCCGTCAACACCGACGGCACGCAGATGATGACCGCCGACGCCGGCGAGGCGCTGAACCTCGACCCCGGCGCGAAGGCCAACTTCATCGACCCGCGCTTCCCGATGAACTCGCACAAGGAGTTCTCGCAGACCTGCCTGCGGTCGATCGCCACCGCGCTGCTGGTGAGCTATCCGTCGCTGGCTAACGACCTTGAGGGCGTGAACTTCAGCTCCATCCGCGCCGGCCTGCTCGACGAGCGCGATTCGTGGCGCGTGATCCAGCACTGGTTCATCACGCATCTGCACAAGCCGGTCTTCGCGGCGTGGCTGCGCATGGCGCTGCTCACGACGCTCGCGGATCTCGAGCTCACGCCGCAGCAGTGCAAGCAGATTACGTGGCGCGCGCGCGGCTGGGACTGGGTCGATCCGCAGAAGGACGCGAACGCGACGATTTTGAAGTTGAGCAACGGCCTGACCACCTACTCCGAGGCGTTGGCGGAGCGCGGCCTGGACTTCGAAGAGACCATGGACCAGCGCGCCTCCGAGCAGAAGTATGTCGAGGACTTGCAGAAGCGCTTCACTCTCAGGAACCCGGTTACGCTGGGCACCGATCTCGCCGGCGACCAGGGCGGCAAGGGCGTCGCCGCCGGCGCTGAGGAAGACGTCACCGCTGAGGGCGGCGTCAAACCCGGCGGCTCGGGCGGTGCAGCGGCCGCGAAGCCGGAGAAGAAAGGAAAGCCATAACAATGGCATTCCTTCGCCGCACACACACGCTGGAGTTCAGTCCCTCCGATCTTGGGCGGCTCGCCTATGCGGCCTACTGCAAGAGCACCGGTGGCGTGTCGCTCGTCTCCGGCGCCCATCTGCCATCGTTCGAAGGGCTGTCGGAACCGACCCGGGTGGCCTGGAATGAGGCCGCCGTGACCATAGCCCTCCGTGTGATCGACAAGGTCAACGCGAAGCTATGAAGCTGATGGAGCTGGGGCAGCTCGCGTATGACGGCTATCGCCGGACCACTGGCGGCGTGTCGTTGGTCTCAGGCGCGCCGCTCCCGCTGTGGGAGGAGCTGGCCTGGCATATTCAGGCAGCGTGGGCCGTCGCCGCGGGCGATGTTGCCTGCCACATTATGGGCGACACCACCGCGAAGCTCTCGAAACTGTCCGAAAAACTCCCAAATCCACCGGACGCGCCCGGAATTTGACAGGATTTCGCCGTTGGCTCGATAAACCGAGCGCGATGTCCAAGCAGCAGCCCCTGACAAACCGGTACTCCGGCGTCTTGAAGACGCTCTCCGCCGCCGAGGCCAAGAACCTCGACGAGCGCGGCATCCCGAAGAAGCTTGGGCGCCAGGCGCGCAAGGCCACCATCTCCGGCTACGACAAGGACACCCACACCGTCACCATGGCGGTGAGCTCGTCGACGCCGGTCGAGCGCTTCTACGGCATCGAGACCCTCTCGCACGAGAAGGGCGCGATCCGCACCGGCCGGTTGAAGAACGGCATAGCTCTGCTCTTCAACCACGACATGGACCAGCACCTCGGCCGGTCACAGAGCTTCGAGCTTGGCGATCCGCTGCACGTCACATCGCGCTTCGGCCCCAGCCCTCTGGCAGTCGAAAAGGAAGCCGACGTCGCCAGCGGCATCCTCGTCGATGTCTCGATCGGCTACCTGGTACACGAGTGGGCGATCACGGAGAACAAGGACGGCAGCCGCGACTATCTGGCCGTCGACTGGGAGCTGCTCGAAGTTTCACTGGTCACCGTGCCGGCAGATCCCACCGTCGGCGTCGGCCGCTCCTCCGAGGAGGTCGCCGTCAAGGTGCGCAGCTTTACCAAGGCTGATGACGCGGAACGCGCGGCCGAGACCGATGACGACGGCGGCGAAGGCGACGACGACGAAGACGATGCCGCCACCGGCAGCGACGCCGAGCGCGCCGCAACCCCCACGACTTTAGAAACACCCGCACCACCCACCCCAGCAACACCACAAAGGACCCACACCATGGCAGAAGCGACCGTTGACCTCGCAGCACAGAATGAGGCGCGCACCGCGCGGCTCCGCACGCTGCACACTACGTACCCCAAGCTCTTCTCGGAGCGCCAGCTCAACGACGCGATTGCGCTCGACATCCCTGCGCAGCGCGTGCAGGAGTCGATCTTCGATGGCATCGTCCGCGCCGCCGAAGCCACCGACGTCCCGACCATTGGCGACGACACCTTTGGCCGCATGAGCACGAAGGAGATCCGGAACTACTCCATCGCAGCGGCGTATCGCGCGGCCGTCAACCTTACCAACCCCGGCACGTTCCGCGGCAAGGAAGAGGGCGGCTTCGAGCGCGAGGTGTCCGAGTCTCTCCTCAAGGAAGCCGAGGCCAACGGTGTACGCACCCTGGGCGCGGGCGTTGTCATCCCCAGCGTATCGAACAAGCGTCTGTGGCAGGCACAGCTTGAGCGCGCCGTCACCTCCGGCGGTAACGCTGGAACGGCGTCGAACTTCACCGTCGTCAACCCCGATCCGATCGAGCTGCTCCGCACGCAGACCGGGTGCCTTGCACTCGGCGCACGTATGCTCAGCGGCCTCCATGGAGCGATGCAGATGACGCGCCAGAACGCGGCAGCCAGCAGCTCATGGCTCGCTGAAAGCGGGTCGGTGAGCGAGTCGGATCCTGGCTTCGATTTCTTTGTGATGAAGCCGAACCGTCTCAGCATCGCCAACGCCTACACCCGCGACTTCCTCGCGCAGTCGGACTTTGCGATCGAAGCGCTCCTCGCCGATGACCGCCGCGAGGTCCTCGGCATCTCACTCGACACCGCAGGCATCGCTGGCTCCGGCACCGCGCCGGTTCCCAAAGGCCTGTTCAACTACACCGGCCTCGGTGCCGTGCTGGCGGGCTCCACGCGCAGCGCGACGACCGGCGCAGTCACCGCAGGCCTGGGCGGCGTACCGCTCAGCTTCGTGGACATCGCTCACATGGAATCCGCGCTCGGCACCGGAAACGCTGGCCAGCTCGGTACCCCCGCATGGCTGACCACCTTCGGCATCCGTGGCGCTCTGCTCAGCACCCCGAAGATCCCCGGCACCGCGACCGACTTCATCTGGCCTGACTCCCCGCTCAACTCCCTCGGGCTACAGGCTGGTCCGCGCGGCTACCAGGCCAAGTGCATCACCAACTCGGCGCTGACTGGCTTCACTGCCAACAGCGTCGCCGGTTGCCATGCTGCGATTCTCGGGATCTGGAACCAGATGCTCATCGGCGACTGGGGACTCTCCGAGGTGATTGTCGATCCGTACACCGGCGCAGCGAACGCCACGATCAACATCACCGAGCATGCCTTCTACGACATCAACTTCCGCCACATCGCTGCCTTCATCGCCTGCACCTCGGCGGTCCCCAGCTAGACCGACACACCCCTGAGAGGGGACGGCGCCAACCAGCCCGTCCCCGCAGACTTTCGCAACACCCCAATTCAGACAGGAGTTCCACCATGTCCAAGCTCATCACCCTCGCAGCGACGGCCTCTGCCTTCGCCACGCGCTACCCGCACCCCGGCATGGCCGACCTGCAGGCCGCAGCCGGCAAAGACACCGTCGACGTCCAGGCATCCGCCTTCCGTGGCTTCACCACCGGCGACAAGCTGGTGTGCGTCAAGGCCGAGACGCTCTTCTACGTTTCGGGACAGGAGCAGCCCGTATCCATCGGCGACGTTGTCGAGGTCACCGAGGCCGAGTCGCGCTACCTCAAGATGACGAACAAAGCCTTGCTGGCCACACCCGCAGAGATCGCGGCCGCGCAGAAGGCCGCCTAGCCGATGGCCTTCGGCGACCGCGATCTGCGCGCCTTTTGCAGGACGGTTGGCAGCGTGGCCGTGGCGTTCAACAGCGTCTCGACCTACTCCGACGACGGAACGCCCGTCATGGGGTTGCTCGACCAGCCGATGCAGATCAAGCTCGCCGGCGAAGGCGGTGCAGGAGTCGCCGCTGAGCTGCCCGAGTTGCGGTTGCCGTACAACGCTTTTTCGCCCATGCCGACTGCCGGTGCAGCCATCACCGTCGGCGGCGTGGGTTACACCGTCACCGCACCCACAGCCGAGGACGATGGCGCGTTCCTCTGTTATTGCCTGAAGGCCACGTCATGAGCGTCTCGATCCAGTCGCAGGTCATCGCCGCCATCGTCGCGCTGCTCAACGCGGTGGGCGGACCCCGGGCCTACCGCACGCGCATCACGACCTTCGGCACCAACGAGCTGCCGGCGTACAACGTGCTCCCGGCCGAGGACGATACCGAGTATGAGACCACCGACGGCACAGAGCATCGCTTCCGCTTCACGGTGCGCAACACCGCGCAGGCCGTCGATGAGGTGGATGTCGCAGTGGACGCGCTGTACGTCGCGGGGCACAAGGCGATTCTTGCCGACCCCACGCTCGGCGGCCTGGTCCACATCTGCCGCGAGCGCGGATCGAAGTGGGAGTTTGAAGACGCCGAGCACGACATGTGCGCGCTCGCCGTCACCTACGAGGTTGAGTTCAGCACGTCGCGGAGTGATCCGAGCGTGAAGTTGTTCTAGTTCGAAAAGGAGATCCACCGATGAAGACTCTCGACTTCAACCTGGCCGCCGCGATCGCGCGGCGCAACGCGTCCACCATTCACCTCGCAGCCAGCGCCGCGACAGAGGACAACGAGCCCCTGCGCGAGGTCACCGGCGAAGAGATCGTCGCGGCGATTCAAGCAGCCGGCGGCCATATCGAGCGCATCGTGCGCGACGACGACGGCCTGATCTCCGAGCTGATTGGCCACGTTCCGCCCATCGAGCTCGCCGACTATGACCCCGCCGAGATGTCTGAGGTGCTGGAGTCGCTGCATGCCACCGGCGTCACGCCGACGAAGCTCACCGGCGACCTGGCGCAGGCCAGCGTCGGCAGCTCGATCGCGTTCACCGGCAGCACCACCACCGGCTCAGCGGTGATCACCAGCCCCAGTTCGATGACAGGCCTCGCGGTCGGCCAGCCGGTCTCCGGCACCGGCATCCCGGCGAACGCGACCCTCTCGCTGCTCAGCCCGCTCACCATCAGCGCCAACGCCACAGCCACCGGCTCCGGCGTCGCGCTCATCGCCGACGCCGAGGTGCAGGTCCTCGGCCTGAGCGAGTGGACCATCGACTGGAAGCGCAAGACCGTGGACACCACCACCACCGACAGCGCGACCTACGAGTCCGCGCTCCCCTCGACGGCGAGCTGGACCGTCAAGTCGAAGCACATGTTCATCGACGGCGACAGCTCGCAGGCGACGAACATCCTGGCCGCGTTGCAGACGCCCACCGGCGCGCTGATGTGGAACTTCTTCCCCACCATCGCCACCGGCCGCGCCGGCTTCCAGGGTCAGGCCTTCATCGACGGCATCACGCTCGCCGCCGGCGTGGGCAAGGTCGTTGGTCTGGATGTCTCGCTCAAGGGCACCGGGCCGCTCACGCAGCTCGCGCAGACCGCACCGGTGATTTCCACAACCACCACTGGACTCCAGGCAGAGGAGTAGGTACTGTAACTCCATCGAGGCGCGAGCCTCTCAGCACAGCGGCCTCCTTCGGGAGGCCGTTGTGCGTCCATGGCCGCGGTGCTAGGCGACCTGCAACTCGATGTTCTTGCCCAGCGCCTTCATCGCTTCGTCGATCGAATCGATCTTGGTCACGATATGCGGGTCCAGCAGGCGCGTCATCTCCTGGCGGGGCAGGTTCAATCGCCTCGCCAGCTCGGACGGACGCACCTGCTGGGTCAGCAGTTCGTTGTGCAGCAGGACCTTCGCCGCCAGGCTTACCGGGATATTGATCGAAGGCCTGCCCCGGCGAACCTTCGACGGCAGAGGCACGGGCAGCTTGTTCTCAAAGTAGTGATCCAGCATCGTCTCCAGCGCATCGGCGGCTTGAAGCAGAGCGTCTTCCTCGTCGTCGCCAAAGGTGTTCACGCCGGGGACATCGTCGACGGCAACGACCAGCTTTCCGTCGCTGGGCGTCAGGGTGATGGGGTAGCGCATAGTTAGCTCCTATTTGAGACCGAGGTCTCTCTTGATGGCGTTTACGGTGCCCGTGGGGATTTCCTTGCTCGGGTGGTTGGGGAACGTGGTCACTTTGCCGTTCAGGTAAGCCCGCTGGTGGGAGCCCTTTCCTTGTGTGCTGAAGGTGACTCCCTGTTTCTTTAGCCAGCGCTTCAGCTCTGAACTCGTCATAAAGATAATGTAATAGATTTCTATTACAATGTCAAGTAGTTTGTAAAAGATTTCTCTAACATTTCTGAGGCTCCATCGCGCTCGCTGAGCGGGCGTCTTTGACATGAATCGCCGTCCTGCCGCAGATTCGGCTGCATGACGGACCTCCTTTTGCAGCGCGGCGCCCAGCCCATCGACCTCGATAAACCGCGAGTTCTTTTCTTCGACCTCGCCGCCACTTTCACCCTGGTGCAGAAGTACGGGCTCAACTACCTGCGCGCGATCTACCGGCTGGAGGGCACAGCCCTGGTGCTCGCCGATCCTGACGCGCTGGTCGACGTGATCCACATCGGCGTGCAGGCGGAGTGCCGTCAGCGCGGCGAGGAGATGACCCTGGACGAGGTCCGCGCCGCGATCGGGCCGTGGAACATCCGCGAGATCGCCGGCGCGCTGGTCAAGTCGCTGATGGGGGCGGCTGCGATGCCGCAGCGGCCGGGAAAATCCGCCGCGCTCCCGCTGTCGGCGAGCGCGAGCGCAGCCGAAGAGACAGCCGAGGCCGATTCTGCCGCGCCGGCGAAGAGGAAGACACCGCCGGAGCCCGGAGCTACGCGGGCTTCGACTTCGATGAAGCGCTCCGCTTCGCCCTCGCGACGCTCCACTGGTCGGTAGAACAGTTCTGGACCAGCACCCCGCGCGAGTTCAACCTGGCTCGCCAGGGGCACTTTGACGCGCAGGAATCCCACAGCCGCGAGACCGCCGGCTGGATGGCGCTGCTGCTCTCCGCGCAGACCGGCCAGCCTGTCACCGCAGCCATGCTGCTGGGCGAAGAAGCCGAAGAGCTCGCCGACCGCACTGCCGAGGCGGAGGCCTCGGTGGAGAAGCTCTTGAAAAAGATGGACGAGGCGGGGCTCAGGAAGCCCTCGAAGGAGCGTCCCTAAATGGCTGGTAGAGGGATAGTTATCCGTATTGAAGGCGACGGCGCCAGCGCGAAGGCGGCGCTGGAGATGGTGCGCGAGCAGCTCGCACAGACCGGCGAGCAGGGCTCTCGCACCGCCGACATGATGAGCGAGTCGATGGAGCGGATCAAGCACTCGCTCGAATATGTCGGCATCTACATGGGCATCCGCGAGGCGATCGACGGCCTCAAGGAGATGGTCGGCGGCTCGGTCGAGCTGGGCGTGGAGCTGGGGCATCTACACCAGCAGACCGGCATCAGCACGGAGAACCTCTCGGTGCTGAAGTACATGGCCGACTCCACCGGCGTGAGCTTCGACGCGCTGACCAGGGGCGCGAAAAAATTCAGCACGGAGATCCGCAACACCGACGAGGGATCGAAGCCGGCCGTCCAGGCGTTCGCGCGGATCGGCATCTCGCAGGAAACCGTCCGCAAGACCGGCGGCGACATGTACGCGATGCTCGGCCTGGTCGCGGACCGCTTCCAGAAGCTGCCCGACGGGCCGCTGAAGGCCGCTTCCGCCGTCGATCTCTTCGGCAAGGGCGGACTGGCGCTGATCCCGATCCTCAATCAAGGGCGCGCCGGCATCGAGGGCTTCAGGTCGGAGGCTGAATCGCTGGGCCTGGTACTCGACGAGCAGGGCATCGCGAAGATGGAAGCCCTCCATGCCGCGACGATCAAGGTGGAGGGAGCGCTGCGCGGCGCAGGCCTGGGCATCACCGAGGGGCTGGAGCCCGCGCTGCTGGAGCTGGAGCAGGCCATCGCCAGCGTGACCGGCTCAGGCGACGGCTTTGTCACCATGGGCCAGCACATGGGCAACATCCTGCTCGGCGTCGCGAACGCGGCCGCCTATCTTGTGAAGTTCCTGCGCCAGGCTAAAGACGAGTGGGTCGCGCTGGGGCAGCTCGGCACCGCCGACGCCAGCAAGCTCGACTCGATGCTGGGGATCGGATCCGCCTCGCGCAGCCAATACCGCGCGGACAACACCAACGCCCTCGCGGGAGAGAAGGCGGCTCTACAGGACATCAAGGACGCCGAGGCTGACTACCAGACCTTCGCCAACAAACTCGCCATGGGGCTCGACGGCGGCGACCAGGGCGTCATCACGCTGGCCAACGGCAACAAGGCCATGAAGCGGCCGAAGCCTGGCGGCACCGGCACCGACGACTTCGATCAGCAGCACCAGGGCGGCAAAGGCAAGTCCACAGATGGCGTCGCTCGCGCGGCCGAGGCCTACGCTGCCGAGCAGGCCAAGGCAGCCGCCGATGCGCGCAAGGCCTTCGACCAGGAGGAGCTGGCGGAGCTGGAGTCGCACCACAAGCAACTGCTGATGTCCGACCAGGAGTTCTACGCGGAGAAGCTCAAGCTCCAGCTCGACGAGCTCGACACGGAGCACGACGGGCTGAACTCAAAGTACAACGACCTCGCAGCCCTCCAGGGGAAACAGCACGGCGACAAGACGCTGAAGCGTGACAGCACCGGTACGTCGGCCGAAGAGTACAACACGCAGCGCGAGATGCTGGCCGTCGGCGCGCAGCTCACGGAGAACGAGGCCAAGCGCAACGAGCTGAAGGCTGCTTACAACGCGCAGGTCACTTCCGGCGCCGCGGCGGCCGAGCTGGCCAACCTGCGCGCTGCGGCGGAGCTGGAGAAGGAACGCGGGCACGGCACGGCCGCGCAGATTGCGCTGCTACAGCGTGAGCATGAACTTGAAGCGCAGAAGGTCACGCGCGAAGGTGGATCCGCCGCGGCCGCGCAGCAGATCCGCGACGCCGGCGAGCTGGCCGCGAAGAAGTTGCAGATCACCGACATCAATCGCCAGATCGAGCAGAGCGAGGAAGCCAACCGCGCGGCCGTGCAGCGGCTGAACGATGCCGCCGCCAAAGACCCGCGGCTGAAGAAGGAGTCCACCGCCGAGATCAACGCGCTCAACAGGGCCGAGGCCCAGCAGTTGCAGCAGCTCGTCGCGGCCTACGACGCGCTGGCGAAGGTGCTCGGCGGCGAGTACCTCGCGAAGTCGAAGGAGCTGCACGCGCAGCTCGATGAGATGAACACGCCCAGCAACAAGGGCAGCGCCAAGATCGGCGAGGACGTCGCCCAGGGCGTGGAGTCCATGGCCGAGCGCATGGCCCGCGCCAGCGAGAGCGGCAAGGACAGCTTCCACAAGATGGCGCAGGGCATCGAGGAGGACATCACGCAGCTCGCTATCAAGCTCGCGTTCCAGAAGTTCCTCACGCCGCTGCTGACCGGGCTCTTCAACGGCGGCGCCGGCGGCGGTGTGCCGCAGGTGCCGGACAGTATGTTCGCCAGCATGGACCTGCCGGGCTTCGCCTCGGGTGGCGATCCCACCGGGCCCAGCATCGTCGGCGAGCAGGGGCCGGAGCTCTTCATGCCCAAGGGCCCGGGGACCATCGTACCCAGCTCACTGACCACACAGCTCGCGAAGAGCGGCGGCGGCGGCGCGCCCAACATCACGCAGAACATCATCAATCAGAGCTCGCAGCCGGTGACGGCACAGCCGCCCCAGGTGAACTACGACGAGGAAGGCCGATCGTGGATCTCGCACACGGTCCTCACCGACCTGGCGCAGGGCGGCCCGATCTCACAGGCCTTCCGGCAGTCAAGCTAGACGGGCATTTGCCCGAAAGCCTCGCGGTAGCGCATACACAACGGGCCATGACGACGCTCAGACTCCATCCCAACCGTGTCCCCTTTGAGGGCGTACTCACGCGGCTCGACCAACCCAGCGACAAGTCCCCCCGCGGCGCGCTGGGGCACCCTGTCATCCTCACCTCGGCGGCCGCGCAGGACGCGCTGCCGACTCTGGTCGGCATGGCCGTCAACTTCAGCGAGACCTTTGACGACCACGACGTGCGGCAGAAGTGCGGCGTGATCACCGCCGCGGCCATCGTGGGCGATGAGCTGCGCGTGCAGGGGCACCTGTTCTGCCACGACTTCCCGGAGGTCGCCGAGGAGATGAAGAAGCCGAACGCTAATATGGGCATGAGCTACGACATGGTCAACGCCCGCGTGCAGGATCTGCGCGCGCCGGTGTGGCTGCTGATCAGCGTGACCTTCACCGGCGCGGCGATGCTGAAGCAGTCCAAGGCCGCCTACAAGTCCACCAGCTTCAGAATCGCAGCGGTCGGCGAGCGCTTCACCGGCAAGCTGTCGTTGCTGGGCAGCGTGCGGCTGGTGAAGGCTAAGCTCAAAACGTAACCCGCATCCCGCTCTTGAGCGCGTTGTTCACCAGCACCTCGGCGGCGGCGCGGGTGAAGTTCTTCTCCTGGTCGGCGGCGACGGCCGCGGCGACCAGGTCCTCCATCGGAAAGCGCGGCTTGATGTGCGCGTGCCGGACCAGCACGTACCAGGGCTCGGCGTCCTGGCTGCCGCCGTGGTAGCCGATGCCGCCGTGGCGCACGAAGATGCACAGCGTCCCCGCCTGGGTCTGCTGGATGAACGCGACGAACTCGCCGTTGACCAGCCGCTTACGCATGGCTTTCGTGTCTCCGCGACGCGGCCGGTCGCCACGCGCGGCGAAGCTGCCGGAGTACTTCACGCCGATCTCCACGCCCGGCGGCAGCAGGTTCTTCGGCCGCAGCGCGTCAGGCAGCACGCCCGGCGCCACGTTGCGCAGATACCTCGTCGGGATTGCCAGGAAGGTGTGGCCGGCCAGCGGAACCTTCTCCCCGCCCGTGTCCTGGCGGGGCAGGTAGTCTGGGGCTCCAGTTTTCCAGTTGCTGGTGTCCGTGTAGACCTCAGAGAACTGGGTCTCTTTCTTCGCCGGCGTGATCTTCGTCATGCGCACGGTCCAGTCATTGCGCAGCTTGAAGACGCCCTTCTCCCCCGCGCGGGCAGCGGTCTGCCCGCTCTGGGCCTGCATGGTGAGGAAGCGCGCGATCGTAAACGGCAGGTCGTCGCCCAGCATCTTCTCGATGCCGCCGGGCACGTCGCCGAGATCGCACTTGAGGGTGATCACGCGCTGAGTCTCGCGGCTTTTGCCCGAAACCGGCAACTTACGCCATAACCTTGCGGTGAGCTACCCACCCTTCCCCGAGTTGAGCCGCAAGCCTGCGCTGAAGCAGCGCCGGTCGACGCTCGATCCCACCCTCCGCGACAACATGGAGAACGGGATGGAGAGCACCCGCGCCCGTTACACGCGGCAGCGGCGGCAGTTTGCGGTCTCGGTGGACGCGCTCACCCCCTGGGACGTCAACGCGCTGGAGATCTTCGTCGTCAACGTCGCGGTCTACGGCGCGGAGATCTTCCTCTTTCCCGACGTGCGCGACCCTAAAAATCCAGCTTGGTACACGGTGCGCTTCTCCACGCTGCCGGCCTATGCGGATGCGGGCAGCGTGAACGGCGAGTTCCGCCAGAACTGCACCTTCGAACTGCGGGAGGTGTAGGTGAGCACCACGCGGCCCATGTTCAGCCTGCTCTCGGTGGTCGCCAACCAGGAGCGCCACAAGCTCGCCAGCGGCGAGCCCTGGCTGCTGCTGCTGGACCTGGTCTATCCCGGCGCCGCCAACCCCGGCGCGACGCAGCAGCACGTCCGCCTGGTGCGCAACCTGGACCCCGTGACCTTTGACGCCGGCGACGGCAACGGCCCGCAGCTCTACACGCCCTTCAACTTCGAGCTCGGCGATGTGACGTCGACGACGCAGGGCAGCTATCCGGAGTCCTCCATCAAGGTCTCGAACGTGATGCGCGTGTTGCAGACCACCATTGAGGCCTACGGTGGCGTCGTCGGCGCGAACCTGAACCTCTATGTGGTGAACGCCGCCAACCCCGCCGGCGAGCCCGAGCTGGCGCTGGCCTTCACCGTCCTGCAAACCACCTGCGACGTGAAGCTGGTGACCTTCAAGCTGGGAGCGTGCAGCCCGCTGCGGCGGCTCTTCCCGCTGTTCATGTACCGGCCAAACTACTGCATCTGGCAGTACAAGGGCCTCCAGTGCGGCTACGTGGACCCTGCGCCCTTCAGCGCGACGCTGGCCTCGGGTTCGCCGCTGTTCACTCCCGCGAGCGTCACCGGGCTAGCAGTAGGCATGCCGCTGGCCGCGGCCGGCATCCCTGCCAACACCACGATCCTCTCCATCACCGGCGGCGTGGTGACGATGTCCGCGAACGCAACGGCCTCGGGCAGCAAGACGATCACCATCGCCTTCACCACCTGCGCGCACACCATCGACGGCTCAACCGGCTGCCAGGCGCACGCGAACCTGCTGCGCTTCGGCGGCTTCCCGGGCATCGACTCCAACGGCGCGGCCGCGGCAGGTGTCGCATGAGCCAGCAAATTTCCGAAAAAACACAATCTCGTCGTCTTTCTGCCCGTCTCTACTCCGACCTCATCGGCAAGCCCTACCGCGACGCGGGTCGCGGCCCCGAGGCCTTCGACTGCCTCGGCCTGGCGATCGAGATGCAGCGCCGCCAGGGCAGAAAAGTCCCGGACTTCGCTTCAACCATCGAGGAGTTCCACCAGCACTATCAGCCGGGCGCGGAAGGGCATCCAGGCATCCTGGGCCCCGCGCGCGAGATCCCGACGGCGGTACCAGGCTGCGCGGTGCTGCTGCGCATGATGGGCGGCGAGCTACATCTGGGCACGATGCTCGACGCCTGGACCATGCTGCACACTCAGCGGGGCATCGGCGCGGCCTGCACGGAAAGCCTCTTACGGCCAGTGTGGCAGCGGCGCGTCATCGGGTACTACGTGCCCGAGGAACTGGCGGCGCCATGGTAACCATCATCCGCGTCACCAATCCGCTCCAGCCCAGCGAAGGCACCGAGCGCCGCACGCTCGACGGCTGGCAGCACACGCTCGACGAGCTGATGCGCGACGACTGGGAGCTGCGCTTCGCGCCGGCACCGAAGGAAGGCTACGAGACCTGGGCGCGGAACGTCACCGTCTCGCTCAACGGCCACGTCTGGGGCCGCTCGATGTGGACCGAGATTACGCCTCCGGAGTGCAGCACCATCGTCATCGTGCCGGGCGTTGCCGGCGGCAGCCTGCTGCGCACGCTGGCGTCGATCGCCATCATGGCCGCGGCTGTGGTCACCACGGTGCTCACCGCGGGCGCCGGCGTGGCCCTCTTCGGCCTGACCGTCGCGATGACCTCCGCGTTGCTGGGCGGCGCAGTCAGCATCGCGGGCAGCCTGATCCTCTCCGCGTTCGGCTCATCGCAGCCCAGCAACAAGGGAACCTCGGCCAGCTACGATCCTGACGGTCCGCGATCGCTGGCGCAGTCGGGCGTCGTCATCCCCAAAGGCAATGGCACCTTCCGCTGGGGCGGCAATATCATCTCCAGCTTCACGGACCTCGCCGGCAGCGACCAGTACATCAACGTGCTGGTGTGCTTCGGCTTTGGGCCGGCGCGCGCGCTCTCTTCTATCCAGATCAACGGCAAGGACATTTCGAGCTACCAGAATGTGCAGTACTACGTCCGGCTCGGCACCAACTCCCAGACCGAGATCTCGAACTTCAACCGCATCGTCAACGGCTATCCGCAGGACACGCAGTGTCTCGCCGGCGTGCCGGTGGTGGTACCCGGAACCGGCGACCTGACCCAGGCGTTGCAGGTGGACATCCAGTTCCCGGACGGCATCTTCGTCAACACCAATGACGGCAACATCATCCCCGCGGTGATCACCTACCTGGTCGAGTACTCGCTGCATGGCTCGGGCGTTTGGCTGCCGGTGCTCCAGCCGCGCACCACGGCCAGCATCTACGACTATCATCTCGACGGCTCGGCTTACCTGCCCTACGCGTGGGGCGCGGTGGCCACCGACCTGCCGCCCAGCTCCGGTGTGGTCTACGC